AGGATTTTCTTAGACGGTTCTTGGACAGCACGCGAAGAAGAGGCTGGTTATTTCAGTAGATTATTTTGTAAAGTTGTGCCATACCCTAATGTACTTGCAACACGCAGGGTAAGGGCGTGGGATTTAGCAGCCACAAAACCTTCTACTGCTTCGCCTGATCCAGATTGGACACGAGGAACACTGGTAAGTAAAGATAAAAACAGTCTTTATACCGTAGAAGATATTCAGAGTATCCGTGAAAGACCGCACGAAGTTGAAAAGCTAATCTATGCAACAGCCTTGGACGACCCACCGGGAACAGTCCAGTGCATAGCTTGTGATCCGGGCTCTGCTGGTATTGCTTACTCTAATACAATTAAAGTCCGTTTAGCTGAATTGGGTGTTTCTTGTAGGATTGTAAAATCTAATAAGTCAAAACTACTCAGGTTTTTACCGTTCTCTGCTCTTGCTGAAGCAGGGGTAGTTCAATTCGTTAAGTCAGAGTGGTTAGAAGAAGCATTTGAGGAATTAGAGAATTTCAACGGTGCTAAAAACCACGGAAAAGATGACATTTGCGATACGCTATCGGATGCAATCTACGTACTTAACCAAGGTGGTGCAGAACTACCGCAGTTCACTCTCCCCGATCTACAGCAGTCCACTAGCTATTCTAACCTAGGATTCTCCCAGCCTGATCTACCCATCGGTGACGCGCCAAGAATCATTCAAGGTGAGTTCCAATAGTATCTTCAGATACACCCAAGATATAACATAAGGAGTGCCTGACTAATGGCAACACGTAAAACAAAAGAACCTATTACCAAAGCACTTTCACAAGATACTCCTGACCGTTTCCGCATGTCAGAAATGGGAAGTTTAGGCTTGAGTACATTCGGCGGTGTTTCGACTGAGGAACTTAAACGTGAACTCAACTGGCCCAACAATATTAAAATCTACAAACAGATGACGTACAGTCCCTCAGTGAATTCTTCATTGACACTGTACGAGAATATCATTGGTAAAGTCGAATGGAGCTACGTACCACCACAGAATGCTACACCAGAAGAAATTAACCAAGCCAAAATCATCAATGAAATGATGAAGGATTTGGACGGTAGTACTTGGCGTGAATTCATCAATGACATTCTATCAATGATGGTATATGGCTTCAGTATTCACGAAAAGGTATACCGCCGTAGGTACAAGAGTAACGGCTCTCGCTATGACGATGGTGTTATTGGCTGGAAGAAACTAGCGATTCGTAACCAAGAGACTATTGAGAAGTTCATTTTCTCAGATGATGGCTCGGATGTACTTGGTGTAAAGCAGAATCTATCAGCGATCAACGACAGCTACGGACGGTATACAGCGCGCAGTTCACAAGAGGTTGTGCTACCTAGAAGCAAGTTCTTGCTGTTCCGTACTGGTAAACACAAAGGTAATCCATTTGGTGTAAGTCATTTACGTGATGCTTATAGTTCTTGGAAGTACTTAACTGCGATTGAAGAGATGGAAGTCGTTGGGTTCTCTAAGGACTTAGCGGGAGTACCCATTCTCAAGATTCCACCTCAGTATATGAGTACTGACGCAAGTACAGATCAGAAAGCTATTTACGAGTACTACAAGAATGTAATTCGGAACCTACAGCAGAATCAACAGTCCGGTGTTATCTTACCTCAAGCGTTCGATCCTGAGACAAAGCAACCCCTATTTGACCTGAAGCTGCTCAGTAATGAAGGCGGAAAGAAATCATTTGATTCAGACAAGATTAAGGACTATTACAAACGAGCGATCTACGTTGCTTTATTCGCTGAAGTACTTATCTTTGGTTCATCCGAAGGTGGCAGCTTTAACCTTGGTGTAATCAAGAATTCAATGACTGGTGCTGCTGCGGAATCAATGCTGAAGAATATTAAGGATGTTCTCAACAATGATTTGCTCGTGCAGACTTTTGAACTGAACGGTTGGAATACTGCAAGGCTTGGCTCGTTTGATTTTGATGGTGTAGATAATACCGATCTGGAAAGTTTAAGCAAATCAATACAGAGATATAGTTCCACAGGTATGCTAGAACGTGACCGCGAAGTAATGAACGTAGTGCGTATGAGTATCGGTGTTGACCCACTTCCTGATGATATGCCCGTACAAGAGGATAAACTCACAGGTAATACTTCCCGCAGTGGAGATGGTTTAGCTACAATGGGCGAAGGTACGAGTAATTCTGTATCTGGCGAAGATACTTCATCTAACAACTTAGAAAACACAGGCTGAACATGAAATCCAATTGCGTATTCTGGGCTTTACCTAAGTTCTTACAAAGAGCTAAACCCGGAGAAGAAACATACCTCATCTTCCGTAGGTCCAGAATCGCATGGGGTTTCTTCCATTGTCTTCTGGGTAAACTAAATCCACTCACGGGTGAAATCCAAGTAGAAAGCTACAAACCACCCGCAGGTCACAAGAAGACTAAACCAGCACCTGTATTTGAAGGTGCAGTAATCAAGGGTGACGCGGATACTTCTCATGGTGACTTATCGTGAGCCTTTATAACTACAAAATAATCATTACTCGTTGGATTGACGGTGACACATTCGATGCTATAGTTGATCTCGGGTTTAACGTAATGAGTAAAATCCGCTTTCGTCTACTTGATGTAGATACTCCAGAGCGCGGAGAGATTAACTACAGAGAAGCACAGAGTTGTTCTGCGGGTGTATATCCAGTTGGTACTGAGGTTCAAATCCAGAGCATCAAAGGTAGAGCTACTGATAAGTACGGACGTTGGCTTGTGCATCTACCAAAGGTCAACGAGGAATTAATCCTGAAGCAATTAACTAAAGTAAGTGAAACAAGTGAAAATAAATAGGAGCATCTATGCCTTGGGGAATCCTGAAAGATCAAACACTACCTGCACTGAAGGATGCTTCACTAGAAGAACGAAAAGCATTCTCTAAAGTAGCCAACGCTGCATTGCTCAAAGGCGAATCCGAGAAGGATGCTATTGTTGCTGGGTTGGCTGCAGCTAAGAATGCCAAGGCTGTACAGAAGGCTAAACTTCCGCAACATCTGCAGGTTATCCTTGATATTGTGGATAGTGCCCGGAATACACCATTGGTTGAACCACAGGAACCCCAGCAGAACGCACCAGAACGGTCTGTAAGCTCTTCTAACTGGTTCAGTAGTACCATTCATACACCAGAGACATTTGACGCAACTGAGGACGTTCTAAAGGCTTCTATGAGCCAAGGACGTAACCTAATTGGTGCTAACTTCGATACTAAGGGTGCATTGATTCTTAGGTTCGATAACGGGGACACCATCAGGACTAACGAGCAAGTCCTCAAGGAGTACATCGAGCAGGCCAAGCGCCTGAAGCGCGGCTCTGACGGCCAGTTGCACTGAAGGAGAATGACATGACCGATATCGTTGACGAACTCCTCGATGGAGAGGAGCCTGAGCAGCAGCGCCGGGGTCGCGGCCGGCCGAGCAACGCAGAGCTTGAGGCTCGCGAAAAGGCCCTGAAAGACCGCGAGGAAGAGATCGCTCTGCGGGAGCGAGAGGCCGAGCTTCATCTCGCGGAGGCCAACGCTGCCCTTCGTGAAATCGACCTGAATAAGGCGGAGCAGAAGATCGCCGATACGCGCGTCGCGGCCGCCCGGACCGCGCAGATGCGAGGAGATGGCATTCGATCTGCAACGGTGACGGAGCCTGCGCGGGGGCGGCGCTATCGCGGCGCCGAGATGCCCAACGAGTTCCACATCCCGGAGGAGGATGTCCCGGATGGGATGTCCTACCAGTGGAACAACTACACCGTCTTCGGCATGCAGAACCCGCAGTACGACAGCTACATGGCCATGCAGGGGTGGACGCCCGTTCCGGCCGATCGGCACCCGCATCTCGTTCCTGTCGGCCACAAGGGGCACATCGTGGTGAAGGGGCAGATTCTCATGGAGCGCCCCGTCGAATACACCCGAGAGGCTCTTCAGGAGGAATACGAAAAGGCTGTCGGCGAGGTCCGCGCCAAGGAGCAGCAGATGTACGGCACTCCTGCCGGGCAACTGCCTCGTGCCCGAGACAACGGAACCGCCGAGTTCAACCGGGTAAAGAAGGACTTCGAGCCCGGCGTGCCGGTGGCGCCATCCTACGATTACGGCGCCGCGGCGACCGGGCCGGTCATCGAATAAATTACCGCTTCATTCGGGTGAAAATAGAAGGCCTCGCCGCAGCAGTGGCGGGGCTTTTTGCTGCCCACTTGATTTGCGTGCAAAACCGGTTCAATAATCTCGCCATAAATGCCGGGCGAGCCGCTC